AATGGAAAATGAATCGGAGGTGCCTATTGGGTTTCCAACAGCCTATAATCTCCAACGATTGCACGCTCAAAAAATGTGTTTGCTCGAATATACGAAAAATTGAGCAAGAGGAGTGGTTCAGAAAGAAAGTCAAGTTTTTCAAAATAGTCGGTATAGGTTTATCACTAATTGGAGTTCTTGGCATTGTTAAATGGATCTACGCCAAAAAAGAAGTTGTCAACGATGCGGAAATCGATGCTTCCATTGCAAGAGCCGATTCAAAACACGTTAAAATCAAAATGGGTAAAGAGGGTGATCTGACTATGAAGTCAGCTCATCCTGCTTTAATGGCTAGTGGTGATGTTAGAACGAAATTTGCAGCTCGTATGAAATCATTTACTCAGAAGGCCAAAAGCTTTGTTGCTACTAGAGCAACAGTTAAGCCATCTGGGGAAAATGAATTCGAATCAATGAAAGAAACTTACGTTAGATCATTGCTCGAAATGCAAACTACGGACAAACATATAACCGCAAGGTGTGTTTCAGTTGAGAACAAATTCTATATAACTCAGGTACATTCATTCTGTTCAGTTTTTTACTGGACGGCAAAGAAAATGGCTGAGGAATATAAAGAGTGTTCTAACAAGAAATGCAACAAAGAAGCCGAAACACCAACCCATTGTGAAGATTGCGTAAATCTCGTCAACAAAAATAATTCAATGTTATTCACAAGATATAATTCAAAATTAGATACAGAAACAGTTAAAGTAACTTTGAAAGAATTAATGGCAATGAATGACAGCATTTTTGGAGTTGATAGCGACGGATCGGATATGGTAACATTCCAATTCCACATCAATGACAGCTTCACAACAAAAAATGTTTCTAAGTATCTTGTGTCTAAAAATAATCACTTTGTTGATACCACTAATTTTGTTTTTATGGATCCCGGATCCATGAAAAATAAAAATAGTGGTGGCAATACACACGATGCTAAAAATGTTTTACAAATATCCGAAAAATTGTCTTATTCAAAGGACGATTGCAAGGAGTGGTCGGAAACGGCCGTTTCATGCGTCTTTCACGGATATACAATCGATAATCCTAACCCAGGAGGCAATACTCAGGCTTGTGGTAGTATTCTTATGGATAAAACTACTTGCACGATTGTTGGACTTATGAGTGC